TTATTTCACAAGGCTTGGAGAAAGAAGTCCCGGAAGCAGCGAGGACACTTCTTGAGTCAAACGTTAAAGATGAGATTAAGCATGATCTCGCTCTGGGCTTCATTGTTGAATCCCATGGGGCTGATCCGATTGCTGAAATGGAGGCGATAAGATTAAGAGATGCTTGGATACAACATCCTGACCACACTATACTCAAAGCACTCGTTGCAGAGCGAGCTATATTCTTTGTTCTATTACCTATGTTTCGCTTTCTTGGTGATGCTGCTCTTAGAACAGTATCAGCTGATATTTCCAGAGATGAACAAATACACGTTGCGACTAATAGTCTCGTATGTCGTGAGCTGGGTCTTGTTCCTAGCAATTCTTTGGATAAGCTTCGGAAAGCAACTATCGCATGGGTACTGAACCCCCTAAAAACTTCACCGGATAAATATTTAGACAAATCATTTTGGCTGGATGCGAGCGACCGGCTGATGTATGAAGGCAAAGCACCACAGTTTGCCGACACAAAAGCAGCTCGCATGCCAGCGTTCTTTGAACATGCAAATACAAACCTCCCCCAATACGCTTAGTTTTCATTCAGAAAAACTTAAGACGTTAGTAGAGGATTTGGAATCCAAGTTCGCTTGGTATCCTGTCCACCCCAAGGAGGACTTAGCCTCCATCATGTATCGCTCCGGACAATGGGAAGTGGTACAATATATTAAAACTTTATTAGAAGAATAACATGTGTGTATTCGGAGGGGGCGGAGGATATAGACCTTTGCCCGGGCCACAACAAACATTCCAGCCTCGTGTTCAGCAACAGAAACAGGAAGCTGTGAAACCAGAAAAGAAAGAACTTCTTGATCCAGATGAGACTGCTGAAGTACAGTACGGCTCAGGACAGAAGAAAAGTAGCCCTGCTGCTGGAAAGAAAACAGGAACAGATGCACTAAAGATCAACGTCAACACAGGTGGCGGCGGCGGCGGTGCTGGTACAGGAGGACTAAATGTCTAAAGCTAGAGAACGCTACAGCCAGTTAGAGTCAGGAAGAACACAGTTTCTTGACGTGGCTGTAGAAGCCTCTGAGCTTACCTTACCATACCTTGTAACTCGTGATGAGTATAAATCAGGTAAAAGAACTTTACTACAGCCGTTCCAATCAGTCGGAGCTAAAGCTGTAGTTACGTTGTCAGCAAAGCTAATGTTAGCAATGCTACCACCACAGACAGCCTTCTTCAAACTACAGATCAGAGATGATAAGATAGGTGAAGAGATAGACCCCCAGACTAGAAGTGAGTTAGATCTATCATTCTCAAAGATAGAACGAAACATCATGGAGTACATAGCTGCATCAAGTGACAGAGTGGTTGTCCATCAAGCACTGAAGCATTTGATAGTCTCAGGTAATGCTCTTATCTTCATGTCCAAAGATGGCTTGAAGCACTACCCTTTGAACAGGTTTGTAGTCAACAGAGATGGTAATGGTAACGTCTTAGAGATAGTTACAAAAGAAATGATTGATAGAAAAGTACTTGGTCTTGAGCGTCAAGTACCGTCGAAGGAAGCAAACGGCGACTATAGCTCAGATGAAGACGACGCAGAGGTATACACCTACGTACGATTGGATGAAGGTAGTGGACGCTGGCTATGGCATCAGGAAGTCGATGGACAAGTACTTCCCGGGTCACGCAGTACAGCTCCCAAGAACGCTTCACCTTGGTTGGTGCTTCGATTTAACACTGTCGATGGTGAAGACTATGGACGAGGTAGAGTAGAGGAATTTATTGGGGATCTAAGGAGTCTCAATGGATTGGCTCAAGCTCTGGTAGAAGGTGCAAGTGTAGCAAGTAAAGTTATCTTTCTTGTGTCACCATCAGCTACAACCAAACCCGGAACACTAGCCAAGGCAGGCAATGGAGCTATCATACAAGGTAGGCCAGAGGACGTAGGAGTAGTACAAGTAGGTAAGACGGCTGACTTTGGTACAGCTGCTAACTTGTCTACACAAATAGAAAAAAGAATACTAGAAGCTTTCTTGGTTATGAACGTCAGGCAGGCAGAGCGTGTTACAGCTGAAGAGGTACGCCTAACTCAGCTAGAACTAGAGCAATCCCTTGGTGGACTGTTCTCTCTACTGACGGTCGAGTTCCTGATACCATACTTGAACAGGATACTTCTAGTCATGCAAAGAGGAAATCAAATACCTAAACTACCAAAAGACTTGGTAAGACCAAAGATCGTAGCTGGAGTCAATGCTCTAGGTAGAGGTCAGGATCAGCAGGCACTGACACAGTTCATTGGAACTATAGCTCAGACTCTGGGGCCAGAAGCTCTACAGAGATTCATAGATCCTACCGAAGCTATCAAGAGATTAGCAGCTGCACAAGGTATTGATGTACTCAACTTAGTCAAGTCTCCAGAAACTATGGAAGCTGAGATGCAACAGCAGCAATCTATGGCACAGCAGCAAGCATTACTAGGACAGGCTGGACAACTAGCAAGCTCACCAATTATGGATCCAAGTAAGAACCCAGAAGGTGTAGCACAGCTAGGAGAAAGTCTAGGACTAGGAGCAGCAACAGAAAACTTTGGAGAAACAACACCACCACCAGAATAAATGGCAGAAACATTATCATACCAACCAGAAACAAATACTGAAACAGTAGCTACAAATTTAACACCAGAAGAGCAAGAGAGTCTCGAGATTGGTGAGAAGCTACAAGGCGAACAGGAACAGTTACTGGCTGGTAAATACAAAGACGCAGCAGAGCTTGAGAAGGCTTACGTAGAGCTGCAAAAGAAGTTAGGAGAAAACGGAGAAGAAGAAGTACAACAAGAGTCGGCAGCTGATGAGGAGCCGGAGGAGGCTACGCTCTCTGACGGTGCTTCTTTAATTACATCAGCTAACGATGAGTTCTATGCCAATGATGGCAAGCTTTCCGAAGAGACTCTTGAAAAGTTCTCATCTATGTCTAGCAAAGAGCTAGTCGAAGCGTACTTAGAAGTACAAGGTACACCTGAGTTTCAAGCCCAGTCGTCAGATACGGCTGATCTTTCAGATGCCGAAATCAACCAAGTTAAAAACTCAGTTGGTGGAGAGCAGGCTTATTCCAACATCATAGGTTGGGCACAAGATAATCTAGATGCACAGGCACAAGAAGCTTTTGATAGCATCGTAGCTACAGGAAGTGTGCAGGCTATTAATATAGCTGTTGCAGGCTTGAAGTCACAGTACGAAGCAGCTAATGGATTTGAAGGAAAAATGTATACAGGTAAGCCACCAAAAACAGGCGGTGATGTCTTCCGCAGTCAGCAAGAGTTAGTCAGAGCAATGAGTGATCCTCGTTACGAAAACGACCCTGCTTACAGACAAGACATAATTGAAAAACTAGATCGTTCAAACAACTTGGAGTTTTAACTATGCCCGGACATTACGGAAAAGCAAAGCCAAAAGGCAAAACAATGACAGCAGCCATGAAGAAAAAGATGGCTCTAGAAAAGTTAAAGAAACTTAAGAAGGGTAAAAAATAGAACCAGAATATAAAGATCAGTACTATCAAGATCTACTTAGTTGGAGTGAACTACAGAATTTGTTAAAGACTCATGTCTTAACTAGAGTGATGCCAGATGGCTCAACCTATTATTTTATAGGTATGGCTAGCATGACCAAGAAACTCAACGCACTGGCAAATGATTTAAAGAAACAATACAACATGAATGATGTCGATGCTCATGTATATATGTGTTTTGATAAAGATAAACCACATCCATTCGGAGTTCACTTTGACTTTGCAGACAATGTTATTGTACAATGTGAAGGAGTAACTAACTTCAAGGTCTGGGACAAGGTAGAAGAAACTGAAAAAAATTCGCTAATGGATATCAAGACAGAACCGATTCTTGATAAAGTTCTCAGGCCGGGTGATGCTATATGTATACCAAGATTTTATCCACACTTAGCAACCACTTTACAAGATCCAAGATTATCAGTCAGTTTCCCACTAATTTAATTAAAAACAACATGACACACCACAACCACGAAAATCAGAAATGGCATCCCGCAGAGGAGCTTAACGGAAGACTAGCTATGATAGGCATAGTCGCAGCTCTACTCAACTACGCTTGGACAGGGCAAATCATACCCGGAATCTGGTAATGCCAAAAGGTAAAGGTGGCTACAGCCCCGGCCAAAAAAAGATTGCACGTGTTGCACCACCTCGCAACAAGATCACAGGGGCAGACTTCGCAGCACTAAGAAAAAATGGCAAGAAAAAAGGGAGTAAGCCTGTCTCTCGGAAGAGGTGAGAAGAGCCGCAAAGGCGGCCTAACAGCTAAGGGAAGAGCCAAGTACAATCGTGCCACTGGCTCTAATCTCAAAGCCCCTCAGCCCGGAGGAGGAGCTCGTAAAAGGTCTTTCTGTGCTCGCATGTCTGGCATGAAAGGCCCACTCAAAAAACCAAACGGCAAACCTACACGAAAGGCTCTTGCCCTACGACGTTGGAAATGCTAATGGCAAAACAAAAAAAGAAAAAAACTAAAAATATAAAACCATTCGATGAGCAAGACACAAGACTTGCTGGTGGTTTTGTTAAAAAAATAGAAGACTTGCGAGATATGAGTGAGGCAGATTATGATAAAGGAATTAAAATCATAAAAGATACCTCACAAGGTAGACGTGACAGATTACGTCGCATGAAAAATTTTCACAGGGATATGTTCCCTCCAGTATAATGGCAATTACTTATTCAGAAGACGGATCTAAAAAGGTTCGCAAAGGCAACAAGAAAGCTGTGAATCTAGCTGGAGTAGTTGGATTCCCACACTCGAATGTAAAAGTTTACACAGGTGTAAACGCTACAGACGGTACAACTTACAAAAGAGTTCTACCTGATTCAGGTGCTGGTAGGATTGGTAAAATCAGACCTAAAGGTACGGTATAATGGCACACAAGAAAGGTTCAAAGTGTGGCTGCAAGCATGGAGGTAAGAAGAAGTAATGGGTAAGTTATGTCCACGTGGTAAAGCAGCTGCCAAAAGAAAATTTAAAGTATACCCATCTGCATACGCTAACGCTTATGGTGTTAAGGTATGTAAAGGTCAAGTCAAAGCTGGTGGCAAGAAGAAGACTGCCCCCGGCTATAGCAAAGCAAAAAGAAGATGAGCTTACGTAGATGGTTCCAAGAGAAATGGGTTGACACCAAAACTGGTAAGCCCTGTGGCAGACAGAAAGGTGAGAAGCGTAAAGGCTACCCAGCTTGCAGACCATCTAGACGTGTGTCATCTAAAACACCTAAGACTACAGGTGAGATGTCTAAAGGCGAGAAGGCCAAGTTCAATCGAACTAAGACAAGTAGTCGACGGATTAACTATAATCATAAAAGACGAAACAAACTCAAAGTTAGAAAATAACATTGTCCTATCAAATACACAAACTATTTCCCACCTATTTACACCACATAGAAGATATACCTATTTCAGATGAGCTTTTAGAATACTGCCTTACTAAACCTGATTTTGACAACAACATCAAATCAAATAGAGGCGGTAAACAATCTATAAACACCAACGAAGATTCTATTATTAAAGATCTGATACAAAAAATTATAGATGAAAACATACAGAAAGTATGTAAACCTGAGCTTGAAATACAAGGTTACTGGGTAAATGTGAATAGTCGTGATAACTACAATATATACCATTCTCATCCCGGAGCAGCACTAGCTGGTGTAGTTTACTTACAGGCATCAGAGGACTCTGGTGATCTAGTATTCTATCATCCAAATGCTTATTCAGTTTATGAAGAGTCAATGGCATATAAAGAAGATTGGAATTTAACACAACATGTGCAGATACAGATGCACCCAAAAACAGGCTCATGTTATATTTTTCCGGGACATGTAATGCACGGAGTAGAGCCAAACAGAACTCAGGACGATAGGGTTTCTGTTTCATTTAATTTAATCGTCCGTTCATCCCAGTAGGGACGCATGACACCCAAGCATGGAACGGGGCTTGGTATATGGAGAGTACAATGACTGTAACCTACGTATATCGTGGCATTAAGTACACAAGAGTAATCGGTTAAGGCCGTACAGGGAGGTTCAAGTCCTCCCATCTCTATTGGAGAGAGCCCTCTAAGGAGGATACCTTGATCCGTCTAGACGGTGGGATAGACCACAGAAAATGGCCAAAAAAATTTCAGATCTGAGAAACGTAAACCAATATCATTCTTAGAAATGGCACAACAAAATAGCACACTGACCACTAATATAACCGCACCCGGTCAGTCGAACTCAACTGGAGACAAGAGGGCGTTATACCTTAAATTGTTTTCCGGCGAAATGTTCAAAGGCTTCCAAAGGAACACGATAGCTCGTGACATGATTATGAAGAGAACACTTACAAATGGTAAGTCACTTCAATTCATCTTCACAGGAAGAACAACAGCCGAGTATCATACACCCGGCAACAGCATACTAGGTAACTCTGATGGAGCACCTCCAGTAGCTGAAAAGACAGTGACTGTTGACGATCTATTGATCTCCAGTGCATTTGTCTATGAACTTGACGAGACACTTGCTCACTACGACCTACGTGGTGAAATTTCTCGTAAGATCGGATACGCTCTTGCAGAGCAGTATGACAGAAAAGCTTTCAGAGCTATCACAAAGGCTGCAAGACAAGCTTCACCAATCACGAAGTCTAACTTCAAAGAGCCCGGTGGAACACAGATTAAACTAACAAGAAGTGGTGTAACTGATGGTACAGCTGCATACGACTCTACATGTTTAATCAATGGATTCTATGACGCTGCTGCTGCCCTTGACGAAAAGGGAGTACCTCAAGAAGGTAGAGTAGCTGTTCTTAACCCAAGACAGTACTACGAGCTTATACAGAACGTAGAATCAAACGGTTTAATCAACCGTAACGAGAGAGGAGATGCCCTACAATCAG